TCAATAGAATTCTGCTCACAAAAATGAATGATCGCATCGATGTACGACATGTTTTCTTTCTGAACAAGGTTTTCTATCTCTTGAACGAATTTTGCTGGACAGAAAAACTTTTTTTCAAACGCTTTTTCTAACTCGTTTGTAATCTCATTTTTCATATGCTTTGAGTCGATGAGTAACAAACTCTCTAATATATTCATCGAGTAGTTTGATGTACTTTGCTTTATCGTATTCTTCATAGACGACACATTCTCCATTTTCACAAGACATTAAAATAACAAATTTTTTAACGACGATACCAGTCAATTCAAATAACATACACGCATAAGCACAGCACTGAACAAAATAATGCTCAATCCAGTCCCTTGGTTTAGGTTTTTTGGATGTCTTAAAATCAATGATTG